GATTTACTACGTAAATCGCTACTTTCTCATGTTTGGCGGGTCCCAAGTTCAAAAGCCTTATCATGCAAGCATGAACGGCTTTTTGACCTTTTGACCCTAGCATCTTTATCATATCATAAAATGCGTGGGGAGTGTAGCAATTTTTACAATGTATATAGCAACATATACAATATAGTATGTGGTATACTATATATAATCCAATAAGACGAAGGGAGGTACCAACTAATGGAAAAAAACGTCGAGATTAAAATCACTTTAACCGGTGATAATATCACTCTTGACGGCAATAATTTGCAAATGCTGACCGAGGACGATATTATTGACAGTATTAAGGTTCTTGTCAGTCTTGCAAAGATTATGTATAGCTAGGAGGAAGGCGCTAAGGAATATGGAAATGCGTAAATTCGTTATCGAGATTCACCCGGACGGCACACTGACATGCTGCGAATATGAGGACCCCAAGGACGCTGTCAGAGCAGCAAATGGCCGTGCATGGTTGGCCGGTTATCAGCAGGCCGTTGCGCATTGCAATGAGCAAGTTAAAACGCTTGAAGGGATTAACGGAAACAGTACAGCGGCTAGTTTAATGTATCAGGGTGCCGCTTATGTACGTGATGGGGTCGGCAAAATGTATCAGAAGTATTGCAAAGATGCCGCAGGCGACCCCCGACGTAAGTGCCCCGACTGTGGGTGTTGTTGCGATTATGGCTCCGCATGCTGCGACATGAAAGGTGGCAACACAGACCACCCCGGGGGATGCAAAAAATTGTAAGTCGAAACGGCCTCCGGGCCGTCTACCGGGACCGCCCGCCCGGTATTGATAATGACAGGGCACATAATGAAAGGAGCTATATTATGTCTGAATCAATGATGAAGTCCGAAAACAGTGGTGCTATGATGGTATCCGATGTGATGAATACCGGCGTTGGGTATACCGACATGAATTTGTCGGATCGCTCTGCCGCGGTTGCCTTCTACAATGCCACGAGCAACCCCTCCAACAAGCTTAAGGAGCACGTCAATGAGGTTCTGACACTGGTGCATGTGTCCGTGGAGTGCGTGGAGGTCACCAAGGACGACGTCCCCGAGGGCAAAACGATTGCTCCCCGTATCGTCCTTATCACTGCCGATGGGCAGTCCTACGCCTGTGTTTCCGTCGGCGTTTATCAGTCTTTGAAGCGTATGTTTACGCTGCTGGGGACCCCTGACACGTGGACGGAACCTGTGCAGATCAAACCCGTCTTGATCAGCACCAAAAAAGGGCAGGTTCTTTCTTTGAATCTGGTTTAATCTACCCAATGGCCGCCGCACATGCGGCGGCCATATTTATTATAGGAGGCCACATGAAAAGTAAAGATAATAGAGTATCCTTGCTGAACTGTGACGACTCCATGATATATCTTGCATCTGCCATTGTATATAGCGGAGTCACAAACAAAGATGTTAATTTTTTCCGCTCCGACTGGGCCAGAATTATTTTTAGTGGTCTAGGCATCGAAGCGGACCCTCTGGACTGGTATTATATGATTTTAGATAGAAAGGAGCGCGAGAAGCATGGCCGTAGGCGCAGCTAAAGCAAGCGCGACCCTCAAATACAGTTCCGAGCTGTACACCCCCTATGCCTTGGAGTCTTGGCCAGATAATCAAATGCGCAAAGAGTATTCCCGACTTCGTGACATTGCACAGAAGCGTATTAAGCGCTTATCAAAAGACCCCATTAGCGGTACAAGCGACGTTTATAAAGAATTTGCTGGAGGTTTCCCGACCCTAAAAGCAATGCGTGGAGACCGCAAAGCATTGGAACAGGCGCTCGCGGATGTAGCGCGTTTTGTGCGCTCCAAAGGTTCCACCGTTGGCGGAGCGCGTGCAGAATTTGAGCAAAAAATGAAAGTTGGCGGCATTGATATTGCCGACGTGCCAGAAGATCAATACACGGCCCTGTCTGAATGGTGGGAAATCGTGAAAGCGTCGGGCGTGTATTACTATCCGTCTGACCAACCGGTCATGTACTGGCGCGAGAAAGGCGGTTACAATGTCAGTATCGACGATTTTGTAAAGTGGCAGCTAGACGAGGTCATCTATGGTAAAGAATGGGACTACAGCGACGGCAGCAGTTCCGCCGACCTGCGCGGAGGTTTTGGTGGAGGCTTGTAATTATGACCCTGTCCCATGGCTCATGGAGCATTTGGACAGAAAACACACTAAAGGCAAGAAGCGCAAAACGAACAAGAAGCGCCTATATGTCAATATGCCGTGTGCGTTTGATATTGAGACTAGCCGAGTATGTGTTGATGCGGACGACAATCCCCACACCATAATGTATATCTGGCAATGTCAGCTCGGTTTGGATATAACCATTATTGGTAGGACTTGGGACGAGTGGCTTCACTTTACAAGCATAATCAGCGACTATTTGCAAGCCAACAGTGGCCCTCAAGGTGACTGGTATCTGTGCATGTACGTCCATAATCTCGCCCATGAATTCCAATATTTGTCGGGCGTTTTGGATTTCGGCCCGGGCGATGTGTTTGCCAGCAAGCCTCGCAGGGTATTAAAATGCGACAACCGGGCTATTGAATATCGCTGCAGTATGCGCCACAGCAACTTGTCACTTGATGCTTGGGGCAAGCAGCTGGGGGCCGCCCATGCCAAATTGACCGGTACACTCGATTATTCAAAAGTGCGGTATCCCTGGACTCCCCTGACATCTACAGAAATAGCGTACTGTGTCAATGATGTTCGGTGTATTGTGGAGTGCTTGTTAATTGAGATGAAGCGAGACGGCGACGACCTGTATACTATACCACTAACGCGCACTGGCTACGTCCGACGAATGGCCCGAGAAGCGATGTATAAATGGGGCATTAAACGGGTCAAGAGCCTTTTGCCGTCGTGGGAATTGTACCAAATGCTGCGGGAGGCGTTCCGAGGTGGTGACACGCACGCCAACCGCTATTATGTGGGGTTACATTTGGAAAACGTCGGTTCCGTGGATATGTCGAGCGCCTATCCTGCCGTTCAATGCGAATGTTATTTTCCTATGACACCATTTAGGCAGGAACCGGCCACCGTAGAGAGGTTAATGCAATGTATGAGGCACGGCAAGGCTTGCTTGATGCGCTTGCAAGTGAAAGGTTTGCGCCAACGCTTTAAATGGTGGGGTTTTCCATATATCCCCCTTGCAAAGGTTCGGCATTGTGAAGGATACATTAACGACAATGGCCGTCTGTTGTCTGCTGAACAGTTGGAGATCACCATAACCGATATAGATTTTAGAATCATTGCCAAAGAGTATGACTGGGATGCCCTTAATGTTCTGAACCTATATACGTCCGCTTATGGCAAACTGCCAAAGCCCTTGACGGATTGTGTAAAAGAGAGTTATAGCGGTAAAACATCCCTTAAAGGTGTGGCCGGTCAAGATTTGTATTATGTCAAGGCCAAGGGCGATCTCAATAGCTATTACGGCATGACCGCACAAGACCCCTTGCAGCTTGACACACTTTTTGACGAGGATGACCCCGACAATCTTTGGAGCGAATGCACCGACGACCCGGAGGGCAGTTATAACGACCACCGCCCCCACTTGTTCTTACCGTATCAATGGGGCGTATGGACAACGGCCCACACTCGCAAGCGCCTAAAAATAGCGCAATGGGCCGCAGGCAAGAATGGTGTGTACTGCGATACAGACAGTGTAAAATACATGGGCAATATTGATTTGTCGGACTTTAACAAAGCAGTGAAACAACTTGCAAAAGATAACGGTGCTTGTGCCACTGACCCAAAAGGCAACAATCATTATATGGGCGTGTATGAGCAGGAGCACAGCTATGCGGAGTTTATGACATGGGGCGCAAAAAAATACGCGACTACCTATAAAAAGGGCGGGCCGATCACTACTACCATAGCAGGAGTTAACAAATGGAAAGGCGGTTTGGAGCTGGCCCTGTGGGGCGGTTTTGAGGTGTTTAAGCCCGGCTTTACGTTTTGTCTTGCCGCCGGAAATCAGGTTATTTATAATGACCGGCCCAATGTGCCGGACTTTGTGGTTGATGGGCACACGGTACATATAACAAGAAACCTGTGTATTTGTGATAACACGTACACATTGGGAATCACCGACGAATACGCAAAGATATTAGGGTACAAGATTATGGAGGTTGTCTGATGATTAAACTGTACACCGATGAAGGTTGGCCGAATTTTTCTGAAAAGGATGGCATTTTGTCCACAGGAGCCTCCATTATTTTCATCTGGGGCGGGCGTGGTACCGGCAAGACGTACGGGGCGCTAAAGCACGTCCACCAGACCGGCGACGAATTTCTGTATTTGCGTAGGACTCCGCAGCAAGCGGAACTCATTTGCGCTTCACCCAGTATGTGGCCGTGGTCTCCGTTGAACGATGATTTGCAAACACATTATGCGCCATTCAAATTGCCAAAAATTGCCGGTCTCTATGAAGTGGGCAATGCTGGGGCCTATACCGATACAGGAAGCCCCATTAAACCGGCCCAGATGTCGGGAGTTGTGGGAAGCGTTATCACACTGGCGCGCACCCGTGGTTTTTCAAGCCCCCATACCAATATAATTATCTTGGACGAATACCAGAAAGAAGAGTCCGACTATTACCGGCGGGGCGAGGGTGTGGGCCTTGCCAACATTTATGAGACGGTCAACCGTAACCGCGAATTACAAGGGCAAAAGCCCTTGACGTTGCTATGTATGTCAAACGCTGTAGGCATGGCAAACCCCTATTATATGCAGTGGGAACTCACCGATACAGTCGAAAAGATGATCGGCAAGAAAGAGCGCGTCAAGCTGTTGGCCGATAAAGGGATTCTTTTGATTGATCTAGTGGACAGCCCTATTGCAAAAGAGAAAGCCAATACGGCCCTCTATAGGTCCATGACCGGAACGGACTTTTATAGGTCCGCTATTGAAAATCAGTACAGCGCCGAGGAGAAAAGTCTTGTTGTATCCCGGCCACTCCGGGAATACTACCCCCTTGTTCAAATTGGGCGGTGCTGCATTTATGAGCATAAGAGTAAACCCCTTTACTATGTTTGCCGCCACAGGTCCGGTGAGATGCCTGCATATGGCACTGGCGATTATGAGCGTAAACGATTCAGGGCCGCGTATGGATATATCTGGCCCGCGTATTTGCAGAGGCAAATTGAGTTTGAGCGCTACTCGGATGAAATTTTCTTTCGTGAGTATTGCGGCACTTGACGTTTTTATACGGGTAGTATATATTAAAGGTAATCCCAGGTGCCCACAGGCAGCCCCCAGAAGGGGCGGGCAAGCGTCAGCCAGCGCAAGAACCTGGGATTTACTTGTATCTGTATGGGAGGTGATGTTATATGAACGTTTATGCAGTTCTGGCCGTTCTGGTGTTTATTGGTCTGGACGTTGTCAGTGGTATGGTGAAAGCCTTTTCTACCACGGGTTTCGATTCCAGCGTGATGCGCCAGGGATTTTACCACAAACTCGGGGAAGTTCTGGCCGTGGGGTTGCTAGCTGCCGCTGATTTTTACTTGCCCATTGTGGGCGTCAACGTCGATGTGTCTTTCTCGGCCATCGGTTGCGCCTATTTTGTCTTGATGGAAATTGGCAGCGTTATCGAGAATATCGGAACGATCAACCCTGAATTGGTGGGGCCTCTTACTAAAATTTTTGCAAAACTCAAGGGGGATTAACCAATGGGTTGTTATATCATTTTCGCCCAGTCGATCACAAACGAGCGTGCGTTTCTGCTGGCTGACCTGTGCACTCGTTTGAAAATCGGCTACTATAGCGACTGGGCCGACGTCGCTCACACGCAGCAGTGTTGCGCGGTGGGTCCTCTATCCAAAGGAGACAAAGACCAGGTCGTTAAATGCCTGGCACATGACACATACGTTGTAATGGAGGCGACAAAAGTTGAAAATCAGTGAAAAAGCGGCCCTCGCAATGGCCGGATACACCAAAGCAGAGATCGAAGCTATGGAGAAGCCCGCGCCGCAGCCCGTGCCGCAGCCCACGCCGCAGCCCGCGCCGCAGCCCGCGCCGCAGCCCGTGCCGCAGTATGACGGCCTTGAGACCCTGCTACAGCAGATTTTGCAGGGCCAGCAGACCAGCGCACAGGCAATGCAGACTATGACGCAGACGCTACAGGCAAACGCGCTGGGCCTTGGCATCCAGCAGCAGCCGGCGGCAGATGCCGCTACGGTGACGGCGCGAATTATTGACCCGACTTATGGGAAGGAGGTAAAGTAACATGCCCCTTGGTATGGATTTTGCGGACATTGCCGCAATTTTGACCGAGATTAACAAACTGGCCACGGGACAGGAGCTGACGTCGCCCATCGTGGATACGTCAAGTTTCGTTTCTGTGGCGCAGGCCACGCGGCTGACCGGTACCGACAACTACACCAAAGCACTCAGTCAGGTGCTGGGCCGTACCATTTTTGCCGTTCGCCCCTACGATGCGCCCTTGAAGCGCTTGCAGGTCACGGGCGATGACTGGTCTAACCATGTTCGGAAGATCAATTTCTGCGACACTGACCCCGTCACCGATAAGGCGTGGGCGCTGGTGGACGGCCAGAGCGTGGATATGTACGAAGTCCACAAGCCTAAAGTCCTTCAAACGAACTACTATGGCCAGACCAATTACAGCCGCGTGTATACGCAAGCTGATACCCAGATGGAAGCGGCGTTCAAAGGCCCCGAGGAACTGGCGCAGTTCTGGTCCTCGTTCGTGCTGCATCTGTCGAACCAGATCGAGGCGGACCGCCGTAACCTGGCCAATAACCTGATGGCCAATCATCTGACCGGCATGACGGTGACCAGCCCCAAAAGCGTTATTTATCTGCTCGACGAGTACAACGCCCAGGAGGGCACGAGCCTGACCGTGCAGGACGTGTACAAAGAAGCGAACTTCCCGGGGTTTGCCAAGTATGCCTATGGCCGTATCAACGATATTTCCCGCCTCATTAAGGAGCGCTCCATCAACTGGCACCAGAACTGGGAGATCGGCGGCACGACGTACAACATCATGCGCCACACCCCGTATGATCGTCAGCACCTCTATCTGTACAGTGGCACGCAGAGCCAGATCGACGCCCGCGTGATTCCCGAGGTGTTCCACGACAACATGCTGAAATACCGCGACGCGGAACAGGTCACGTTCTGGCAGAATATCGACGAGCGCGAAACCATCTCCGCGACGCCTGTTGTGACCACTGCTGCCGGTGTGGCATCCAAGAATGCAGCAGTGAAGCTCTCCAATGTATTCGGGTGCCTGCTGGACTGGGACGCCATCGGCTACACTCCGAAGCTGTCCCGCGTGGTCCCTACCCCCATGAACGCACGCGGCCTGTATACGAATTTCTGGTATCACTACGGGTGGTCGTGGTATGACGATTTCACCGAAAACGCCGTTCTGTTCCTGATGACCGAAGGAGACGTCACTGCACCCAGCACGGGCAAAGCAGCCAGAGCCTCCACCCTGAAAACCACCACGCACAAGGATGAGGACCCCTCTAAGTCCTGACCGGCACCGGCGGGCCTCTGCCCGCCGGTTATTTTATAGGAGGTGCCAAATGCAAGCTATTTTTTACCAGTTTGCAAAGCGCACAAACAGCACAAAGCGGCCCAGCGGTGGGCAGGAGTTCGGAATTGACCTTAAAGCCCCTTGCAACATCATTGACCCCGAGATCAAGATTGCAACACAAAGCGACCCCACCGGGTACAATTATTGCTACCTTCCCACATTCAGCCGGTATTACTGGGTTAAAAATTGGACGTATGCCGACGGGCTCTGGAATGCCTCTCTGACTGTTGATACGCTGGCAAGCTACCGCGACCAGATCGGGTATGCTACCGAATATGTGGTTAGATCGTCGGCCCAGTATGATGGCACGATTTCAGATAGCCTTTACCCGGCAAAAGCTACCGTTCAGAGTGTCACAAATGCTTTTCAAGGCGGTTTTGCTGAAACGATCAGCGGAGGTTTCTTTGTTATTGGATTTATAGCGAAAGCCGCAAACTCCATTGGGGCTATTACATATGCAGTAATGACCCCTACAAATGCCAAAAAACTCTCCGCCAAATTACTAACCGATGTATCATACCTTAGTATTGACAATACAGAGATTAGTGACAGTTTAACAAAGGTGCTTTTCAATCCTTATCAGTATATCGTAAGTTGTAACTACTTTCCATTTGATATTGCCGAGCTCGTCGCACATTTACCGCTTGTTTCTAGTGTAGATGTTGGTTGGTGGTCAGTAGACATTCCGTGTTGGATTTTGGGAGAAGATAATAACAATCTAACAAAATCGGTAAGTGTGGCTATTCCGAAGCACCCGCAAGCGGCAAATCGTGGAGGGTATTGTAACGCCTCCCCATACACGGACTATACTATCTTCTTGCAACCATTTGGAGTAATTCCCCTTGATGCCTCCAAATTGTGGGGCGCCGCGACATTATCTATCCAGTATGTGACGGACCTTTTCACCGGCGACAGTATCTTGCGTATGTTTACCGATACAAATCAGCTAGTACACGAGACAACCGCAAAACTCGGGGTACCTATTCAACTTTCAAATATTACATTTGATATACCATCGGGCGGAGGACTGCTGCAAACGGGTGTTGCTGCTGCGTTCGGAGGTCTCCAAGCAGCATTATCCGGGGGATCTTTTTCAGACGTCGGAAACGGTATTCTAAATGCTGCACAAGCAACCAACGCGGATACTGCAAGTAAGGGTGCCACAGGGTCTACAATCGCTTTTGATTCGGTGCCTTATATGGTCGCCCGCTTTAAAATTCTTGTGGATGACAACAATGATGACCATGGGAGGCCCTTATGTCGGCGGGTGCAAATATCCAGCATTCCGGGGTATATTATGGTTGACGATCCCGACATAGCACTAGCGGCCACCGCAGAAGAAATCGACAGTGTCAAAAGTTATATGAAGAATGGTTTTTTCTATGAGTAGGAGGCGTAAACAATGGCAGTATATAAACAGTGTATTACTGATGTGTCACCAATCAGAGTGACCGCCGGTTATCCGGCGTACCCGGATGGAAGTCCCCACCGGGGCATTGACACGGTGCACGGTAATCATAAAGCCTACGCGCCCGAGGCGGGCGTTGTGGTTGTGGCGCAGCACTGGAATGGCAGCACCTCGGGCGATCAGTCGTGGGGAAACATGATCAAAGTCAGAATGGCCGACGGCACCACCTGGCGAGCCGCGCACTTTGCCTCGCAAATTTGGAACGTGGGCAACACTATTTCCAAGGGTCAGTTTATCGGCACGCAGGGCAAAACCGGCAACGCAACGGGCATTCACACGCATTGGGAGTACGCCGATGCTGCCGGAAACTTGAGGGACCCTTCCGGCATTATCAGAATCCCAAATCAGGTCGGCACATGGGACGTCGAATGGGATTCCGGCGGAGGACCTGGCCCAGGTCCCGGACCTGGCCCAGGTCCCGGGCCGGGTCCGTGGCCCGCTGGTAAATTGCCGGTGTGGTTACTGTTTAAAATGGCGAAAGGGGGCCGTCTGTTGTGAGTGCTCCATATAGTTACGAGCAAATTAACGCCTATGTGTCCCCGGCGACTCCCTCCGTAATGCACACAAAAGGAAATAGCCTTTCATATTATTTCCGTAAATACCTGTTTATTGAGGCCGTATCAATGGTACGGTGGACATTGCCCGAAACATGGCCCATTAACCGCTTGCAGTATCTTGTTTTCGGTTCCGGCGGTGTAACGGTGTTCAACACTGACCGTTATGGCCTCGTCTATGACCGAATGGGACTTACCGGCATTAACATTTTCTACAATCCCACACACTCCATCATTGCCAACCCTTTTATTAAAGGGTCCCCCTATTTGCAAATCGGGAAGCAGTGCGAGATCATCAATTTGCAGCCCGATTACCGGGGCATGGTGGATATTGTGGCATATTATGGGGATATGATGGCCCTTGCTGCCCAGACAATCCAGAGCAATTTGATTAACAGCCGGTTGGCGTATGTGTTCGCAGCTGGTAACAAGTCAGGCGCAGAATCTTTTAAAAAGATGTTCGATCAGATCATGCAGGGCGATCCCGCAGTTTTTGTGGATTCCTCTTTGCTCAAAGCGCCTAAAAATGGGGCATCCGGGCAGGCCCCATGGATGTACTTTGCGACAGACCTTAAAGGGAACTTCATCACTAACGAACTGTTGACAGCCCTTAAAACCATTAAAGCCCTGTTCGATACTGAAGTAGGCATCCCCAACACCAACACAAGCAAGAAAGAGCGGATGTTAACCGACGAAGTCAATTCTAACAACGTTGAGACAGCCGCCAAAGCGTCGCTATGGTTGGACAGCTTGCAGCATGGGTGCGAGCGAGTACACAAGCTCTTTGGAATTGACAAATCTACTTTATGGGTCAATTGGCGTTTTCCGCCCGATACTGGGGCGCAGGAGGTGAACAACGATGCGCGCAACGTTGAGCTTTAACGGCCTGTTGGCAAGATACCCAAAACTGTTCGACGACTTGAAAGTGCCTGACAGTGTATCTAAAGAAACTGTCTGCAACCAATTACTGTTTGATACGCTGGAATTGGAGGTATTATATGCGGACGGCCCAACAATGCGCCGGGCACTTGGCGTATATTCTGAAACCATGCTTCCGAGCTGGATCCGGTACGCTGCCGCCCTCGGCCTGAACTATGATACTTTGGCATCCGATGACCGAACCAGAACCACCGACCACACAGGAACCAGCGGCGGCACAATCAACCGCACAAATGGCGTGAAGGGCACAACGACCCGAGCGCCTAACCTGACCACCACCGGCCAGAATACCGGCAGCGACAGCACCACACGGGACGTTACGGGGTTTGACAGCGGGGCATTGCAAACCGCTGAAAAGAGTACAACGGCCCTTGGTACCGGAAACACCATTACCAGCAGCGGCACGGACACGACCACCACCGATCAGACAACCGCCGATATAAGCGCTTCCGAATTGCACGACGGCTACAAAGACGCCGTGACCGAGAAGGGCCGGGCAGGGCGAGACCCGCAAGACCTTATTGCCAAAGAGTTGACCATTGCAATGGAAAATGCAACCCATAAAATCGTTACGGACATCCGGGCAAATTTTTGTTTGCTGGTATATTAAGGAGATGTGATTCATGAATATTAATCCTATTCACCAAGCGCCCTACACCAATTTCCATGATCTCAATCTTGATTGGATTATGGACGAGCTGAACGAGTTCAATACCAAACTTACGAATTTCGTCAGCCTGGCCACGATCAAGTACGCAAACCCGATTCAGTGGGACATCACAAGCCAGTATGAAGCAAACACCGTTGTAGTGGATAGCAAGGGCAACGCATATCTTTCCGTGCAACCGGTGCCGTCCGGTGTGTCTCTGGATCGTGTGGAGTTCTGGACAAAAATTGGCAATTTCGATGTGCTTTGGGCGGATGTAAAAAAGGCCATCACTCCCAACGATGAGGGCCATAGCCCCACCGCGACAGCTGCAAGAGCTGTCAACGATCTTGTCTGGGTCAATGGGGCGCTTGTACGTGTCACAAGAGCAATGGTCGCCGGTGATGCCTATGTGCCCGGCTCTAACTGCGTTAGCAGCTCCACAAATGAAGTCCTGCACTACCTTATCACCGCACTTAATGAGGGCTTGAGCGCAGAGAAAACGGCTCGGGAAAACGCCGATACCCAGCTTCAAACGGCTATTGGCGCGGAGCAGACGGCCCGGGAAAACGCCGATACCCAGCTCCAGACGGCTATTGACGCGGAGAAAACGGCCCGGGAGAATGCAGACACGCAGCTCCAGACGGCTATTGAAGCGGAGACATCGGCCCGTATTGAGGCAGATAAGAAATTACAAAAACAGATTGAGGACAAATCCTCTGGTGCATTTGCTAACGTTAAGGACTACGGGGCATTAGGCAACGGCTTAGCGGATGATACGGAGGCAATTCAGCGTGCTATGGCATCCGATCTTCCACTGCTGTTCCCGGATGGTACATACAATATTACACAGGACGTCACACTGAGCGGTTCCTATTTTGCGTACAACGCAATGTTGATTGCGACCACATGCACAGTAACCATAACTGCACCTATTGCCGGTGCTAGCTGTCATTTCCGTAAAGCAAACAACGGCACATTCAAGATGACTGATAGCGTTGTACTGGTTGACTGGTTTAATTATGAAGGTGATTTGGGGTCTGCTATCAGCAATTATCTCTCCAGTTATGAGGGTACAGTGAAGTTTGGTCGTCCTGCTACATATGCTGGACTGGGCACTGATACTACTTACATTGTAAGTAATAATATTTATCTTCAACCGCACACAACATACGATTTGCAGGGGTGTGTTATTAAGCTTACTACTGCCAACAGCAAATTCATTTTTAACGGTAGTAATACCGCCCCTGTGGAGCGCACTATCTTTCGCAATGGCGTTATTATCGGCGCAACCGATGATGTAGACGCGGCTTTTACTTCGGAGTATTCTGAGCGATTCTTCATTGAGGATTTGTTTATAATCGGCTGCCGAAAGGTGCTAGAATGTGCGCACACTATCAATATACAGGTGCGCAATATTACACATGATATTGCACTTGCAACCTCTAAGCCTATTACAAGTTATCATTTAGTAGAGAGTTCCACGGGTGCAACTGGTATCTCCGGCAACGCCTCTTTCCGCGCAGAAAACTGCATTTCCAGCCTCGGCAGTGCTACCGGGGATCGGTGGATGTTCCTTGCTGATTCTTCCAACGATATTAGAGATATTTATATCAGCAACTGCGAATGCAGCAACTCCAATGGCATATGGATTAACGCCTCCTCGAAACAATCAACGGTTTGGGACATTCTGATTGATGGTTTCATTGCAGATCAGTGCCCACAAACCGGTATTTACTTGACAAATTGTCTTCATGGTGCCGTACATATTCTAAACAGCTATAGTAACGCAGCATCATACGGCATACGCCTAGTAGCATCAACGGCTATTATCAATACATGTCAGTTCCTTGCTATGGCACCCATGAATGGTATTTACATCGAGGGGGGGTGCAGGGCGGTTTCTATCAGTCATTGCACTTTTATTGATGTATCGCGTCCGATTCAAATCTCAGACGGCATTGGAACCCTCGTGGACGATATTACGGTAAGGCGCAATACCCTACATGGAGAAAACGCCCCGGCTGTATTTGTCGGTTCGGAGTGGTGCTTTATTACCAGACTGTCGGGATGGAATATAACACCCGCCTACACAGCGGGCGTTCAGTTTGGTGCAGGCAACTGTGTGTTTGGATTCATCAACGGATTTGACCCTACAAAGTACTCAAAACTGGGTGAACCTACAAACATTCAGCAAATTTCCACTGCTGCTATTTAACCACAACAACCCCCTCA